TGCAACGTCAGATGAACAGATCAGGATGTTACCTTTCCCTCTACGAGTGTCTTTTGCGATTTGGTTCGCTTCACGCTCGATTTGGAAAATCATACCTTTGAAGCGCTCTACTGACCAACGGCCATTTGAGTCAACGTCTAGGTTGAATGTACCAGCTGCTGCTGTGTTGTCTTGTGCACCTGCTGTAGCTGTGTAGTTAATTGTACGAACAACTTCACGGTTAATTTCAGCAAGAATTTCTGCTGACAAGATGTTTGCCAACTCTGTTTCTGCATCCAAGCCGTGTACAGCGCGAAGGTCTTGAGCCAATTCCATTGTGTACTCAGCTTTCAACGCACGTGAAACTGCAGTTACTGAAACTTTCTCGATTGAGAATGCCATCTCTTGGAATGCATTGTTAGACGCATCACCTAGAGCTTCAGCTTGTGCTGTTGACATACCAGTTGCAACTGTGTAGCCGTTTGCAGAAGCGCGGGCAGTTGGATCAGAACCTGTCTGACCTGTTGTAACTGCGTCACCAGTTGATTCGTCAATTGCGAAACCTGATAGTGTGTTACCAGCAGCTGACTTCGAGAAGTCTGTGTCTGCTTCGTTGTATAGCGCTTCTGCACCAGAGCTTTGATTACTGTAACGTGCGCGCATCGCGAAGATAAGACCAGTTGGTCCAGTCATTGGCTGAACACCAGCAATATCATAAGCGATAAGGTTTGGCATTGAACGACGTACTAGTGAAATTAGTACTGGGTCGAAAATGTCTACTGCACCGTCACCAGCTACGGAAGAAGAAGCACCCATTGCGTTTGTTGGTGCAGCTTCGCCTAGTAGCGATGGCATTGAGTAGCCACCAGAACCCTGAGCTGCTTCACGTGAAGCACGGGTCTGGTTTTCTAGAAGTGTAGCTGTGACAGAGCGACGATGAGCATCTTTGATCTCTGGTAGATCAGAATGCTCTAGAACTGGCTGCCACTTCTGCATTAGTTCTTCAGATACATATTGCATTTGATTTCTCCTTTAGGGTTTTCCAAAATCTAATATTATTTATAATTTTTATCTTTTCAATGTTCTTGAAATGGCATTGACATACTGTGACATTTCTGGGTCAACACGAGGTGAAGTAACTTCTTCCTCTAATGGCTCAGCGTCGTCAAAATCACTCACTGAAGTAGTCTCTGCGGATTCGCTAAAATAGCTTTTCTTTAGAGTGTTAAGTTTCTCAACGTACTTGTCTTCATTAACAAATTCAATTCCTTCAGCTAGAGACTTGAACTTTTCTTTTTGAGTCTCAGTTAAAGATTCGCATGCTTCTGCGAACAAATCGGCTTTCATGTGCTCAGCAATTTCAGCCTTAAAAGAAGCATTCTTTTTGATCTCTTCGTCTAAACGATTTTCGAGATCTTCTGCACGAGCAGCTAATTCTTCAACAACGTCAACTTTGTCGTCAGGAATTTCAATATAGTGCTCGTTAAACAGATCTTTTAGTCCATTAATAAAGTCATCAACTAACTCGGACTTGATACCTTTTTCAACTGCTAGTGAATTCTCTTCCATCCAGTTTTCTACGACATAGTCAAGATACTGGTCTAGCTTTGTTGACATTTCTTCTTCAAGACGAGCTTTTTCTTCGTTGAGTTCTGATTCAATGTCAACTACATATTTCTCTAGTTGCTCATTTACTTTAGAAACTACAGCAGCTTCAAAGATTGTTGTAGCTGCATCTTTAAACTCTTCAGATAGTTCTTCATCATTAGCGAATACAGCGTCGATATGCTCTTTAATATCGATATCTTCAGCTGAAATCTTATGACCTGCTCTTACTACTTCTACTGCTTCTTCTGAAACTTCTTCTTCTGAAATTTCTTTTGCTTCAGCAGCTGCAAGCATGTCTTCAAACACACCTGCAAGGTCTGTTCTCTTCATACTGTTCATACGTTCTACCATAGCTTGAATCATTGACATTTTTGATTCACCCATTGGCAGTTTAGCTGTTTTACCTTTACCAGCTGTTGCTTCAGCTGGCTTGGTTGGCTTTACAGCAGTTGGACTATCTTGAGGATCGTCTTCTTGTTTTTTAGACTTACCCGGGGCTTTTGCTGTCTTAGCAACTGGCTCAGGTACCTCAGATGGATCACCCATGGAAGCTTTGAACTCATCTAATTGCGTATCTTCGGCAACGACGAGGTCTTCTTCTCTCATTTTTTGATCTTGATCAGACATCGTTATTTCTCCTTTAGTGGATTCTCTTATTATTTATAATATTAAAGTTTTGAGATGAAGTCCTCAAAGACTCGCATTTTCATTTCAGCTAAGTCTTTAGATGAGGTCTTTTTAATTGCTTGTTCATAATCAGCAATAGTCTTCTCGCGAAGAATACCGTTTTCCCAAACCCATTCTTTACCTTCCATAATACCTTCAACGAAAGCATTAGGTGCAGATGGATCTGCAACAATATCAGCTGCAGTAGCAAGATAGAAATCTTTTTGTACTTCTGCAATACCGTTTTTCTCTTTTAGTGAACCCATACCACGAGATGAAACACCAATAGTAGCACCTTCGTTCATTAGATTCTTAACAATGTTACCCATTGGTGTATCTAGAATTTTAGCTTCACCAATAATATTATCTCCGTCTGGGGTTAGAGATGTAATCATATGCGAAACACGATCTAAGTTAATCGTAGGACCAGCTGGGTGACCTAGTTCACCAAAAGCGCGCTTTTTATCAATATATTCTTTTTGATAACGCTTTACTTCGTTAACTAGAACATCCATAGGGTATCTACGACCATTACGGTTCGTAATATTACCTTGCATGAAGATACCTTTAATCTTGTGAGTTTTACCCTCACCAGCTTCTTCTGCGATGTATTCTAATTCTTCGTTAATTTCGCATATAAGTTTCATATTAGTATCTCGCTACTTTAGTTGCTTTAACATCAGCAGTAGCAACAATTGTATCTGTTGGCTCTTTAAGAACGATTTCAGATTGACCAGCTTCTAAAACAAAAGTGCCTGATGTACCACCGCCGTTTTCTGGACCTACAGTATTAGCTATAGTAACTGTTACTTCGGCTGCAGCAGTATTAACTAAACGTACAAATGTAGCGTTGCCTATGTTATTAGCAACACCTAAACTTCCAGAATTACCTAATACTTTAATCGTCGCCATGTTCGTCAACCTTTACCCAAGCTGAAAAGCTCTCTCTCATCTTAGATGTACCCTGCATTACCGGTTGTGTTTCTCCAGCTGCATGCTTCTTTCCACCACGATGTGTTTTCTCTGGATCACCACCATCGTTCATACCTTTAAATTGAGCTTTAGTAGCTACAGGATGATCTCCAGTTTCATAATTATGAGCTGCTGCAAAATCTTCCTCACCTTTTGAACGAGGCTTATAACCTTTTACTTCTGACTCATCATCTTTTACGCGCTTATTATCTTGTGCTGGTGAGCCCGGAGCTTCCATAATTTCCTTAAAAGTCTTCATCTGATTCTCCGTCAATTTCTGTTTCAAATTCTTCTTCTGGAGTGTCTGTGTCGAACTCTGGCTCATTAAACATTGTTTGAGCAACAGCAATTTTTTCTACACCGATACGCTCACGCAACTTATCAGCAAGGATGCTATTAATAGCATCTTGAAATACTGATGTGTTATCATTTGAAACAGCTTGTACTGCGTCTGCTACTTCATAATCCATAATATTCTCCTATTCATATATTTATACATTATTTATAATTTGCTTTAATTCATCAATTTGCTTTTGTTGATCTTTAACTGCTTCAATTAGCAGACCAACTAATGAGCCATAACTAATAGATTTGGTCCCATTAGTTTCTGCAACTACTTCAGGTATAATTTTTTCTACTTCTTGCGCAATTAAGCCTATAGAAGATAAACCTGATTCTTTCCAGTCAAATGAAACACCTCTAAGTTGATTTACTTTTTCAGAAGCATTTTCTAGTGTTTGAATATTTTCTTTTAATCTTTCATCAGATGTTGAGTTAAAATCTACAGATGCAAGGATACCGGTGCTAGGATTATATGTCAATCCTGTATCACTGTTTGGTCTTTGATTACCAGTTGCACCACCGGTGAAGATAGGATAGTGAGTAGCGTTAGTCGAGTTATCTGCAGCAACATTGAAATTTGTAGCGTTTGTTGCGTCCGTAGCGCTCGTTGCACTTGTTGCTGATGTCGCACTAGCAGCGCTGCCAGTAATACTAATGCCCCATGTACCAGAAGCATTTGTTCCTGTTGTTGAAGGAGCACCCACATCAGAATAAGACATAGTTTTTGATGCAAGCGCTGTAACGTGGCCATACGTATCTAATGTAACGTCTTGAATTACAGTTGCACCCGAATTGTTAACTGATGATTGCGAAGATGTATCCGCATGGCTAATAGTACCAGAACCAGTAATAGTACCACCAGTTAAACCACCACCTGTAGCTACTGATGTTACTGTACCTGTAGTAGTAGAGAAACCTGCATCATTGTTAAAGATACTTAATCCAATTTCATTAGCTGCTTTTCTACGATCAGCACCACCGTCAAGAACAATAAATTCATCAGTACCAACCATACCTGCAGTCATATCTGTTAATTCAGATAAATCAACATTAAGTGTGACTGAACCAGATGTTGTAACTGTACCACCACCTGAAAGACCTGTGCCTGCTGTAACACCTACAGATGTAACAGTACCTGTAGTAGTTGAGTATCCTGCATCATTATTAAAGCCAGAAATATTAATATTAGCTTTAGTTAGCTTTTTCTGAGCATTAGCAGTATCTACAACAACAAAATAATCACCATCACCGTTCGTTGTTGATGTTGAAAGTTCTGACAAATCGACGTTGACAGCATCTGCGGTTACATCAATAAGAGTACCAGCACCTACAGCAAATGTTCTAGAAGCTGCTATTGTACCACCGCCTGTCAAACCATCACCAGCAGTTAAAGTAACACCTGAGTGATCAATGTGCTCATTAGCAACAAAGCCACTCAAGTTATTGTGAACAATCTCACTATCATTGGTAGCAATTGCATCAGCACTTACTGTAATACCAGTACCTTCACCGATATCTAAAGTACGGTTAGCAGCTAATGTCCCGCCACCTGTCAAACCATTACCAGCAATTACTTGAGTAGTTGTATCTGCTTTAGTAGCAATGTATGAATTGGTATTACCGAGCTGCGTTAGAGTAGAGAATGTTGAATTAACATATGTGTTTGAAGCTTTAGTACCGAGAGTGGTAGCTGTAGTAGCTGCAAAGTTTGAATCATCACCTAATGCTGCTGCTAATTCATTAAGAGTATTAAGAGCTTCCGGGGCTGAATCTACCACCCCAGCAACCGCGTTATCTACGTATGTTTTATTAGTAGCGTCAGTACCAGCTGATACAGTATCAATACCTTGAATACGACCTGTACCAGAAAGAATAATATCCCCACCAGAGACTGTTAGATCTGTACCTACATTAAACGCACCAGATGAGCTTGAATGATTATGAGAATCATCTACTACAGCAGCTGTTAGTGTACCATTTCCAAGATTGGTTAATGTTACTGACCCTGTTAAATCTCCACCTAGCGTAATAGTTGGATCTGATGTAGCTGTAGTAGTAATGGAAACACTATTTCCACTAAAGTTTGCTGACCCAGTAACTGCACCTGTTAACGCAACAGCTGCAGTAGCGCCAAGTTTTTGATCTACATTTGCATTAGTAGCCGATATTAAACTTCTGATCGCCGTATTAGTATTTGTAAGATTATTATTCAACAAGTTAATTCTTGCTGTTTGAGTATCTAAATTACTTTGAGTAGCGGCAATATAAGAGTTTGTATTACCTAATTGAGTAAGTGTAGAGAATGTAGCATTAACGGTTGATGTTAATGCATAATCATTTAATTCAGAAATAGTAGCATCAAATGAGCCGCCATCTGCTGTAGAGATAGTAAATGTATTATTAGCAGCAGCATATGAAAAATCAGTAACACCGGCCACATTGGTGTTTGAAATATTTGTAATACGACCATCAGCGCCAACAGTAATAATAGGTACTTTTGAAGCTGAACCAAATGTACCAGTTGGGGTACCTGATGATGCAATATCAGTAGCAATAGATACAGAGTTTGAACTAAATGAAGCTGAACCTGTTATATCACCTGTTAAAGTAACTGATGCTGTTGCACCTAATTTTTGATCAACATTAGCATTTGTTGCATTAATTCTTGCATTAATAGCGTTATTAGATGAAACTGCATTTGCTTTAGTAACAAAGGTAATATTAGCATTTGATACTTGAAGTCTATCAGATACTAATGTACGTATTGCTGTATTGGTATTGGTTAAATTATTATTAACTACATCTATTCTTACTGATTCATTAGCAATGTATGAGTTAGTATTGCCTAATTGGTTTAATGTAGAGAAGGTAGAATTTACATAACTGTTAGAAGCTTTGGTTGCTAAACTATTATTAATAGTGGTTGCAAAATTAGCATCATCGTTGATAGCTGCTGCTAGTTCGTTTAAAGTATCTAATGCACCTGGAGCTGCCTCTACCAGGTTATTAACTGCTGCTGTAACTGCTGCTGTGACATTAGCTACTTGCATTCTATCGTTAACTAATATATTTACTCTATCTTCTGTTGCTAGTTTATAACCACCAGCTGTACTCCCATCATGTACACGAACGGTATTATTAGATGTATCAAAGGTAATTTCTGACACAGCACCTGTAAACGTTGCGTGTTGTGTGGCGGTACCTCGTCTAAGTTGAATCTGAGTTGCCATCTTATCCTATACTCCCGTAATCAATTGTATTTGCTCCTACTGCTCCAGTAATCAAGCCATAATCTATCTCTGTTGCTTGGGATATAACCCCGCTCGTAATATTAATACCTGAACCAGCTGTAAACGAACTTCTCGCTCGAGCTGTAGTAAAATATAAATTAGTTCCACCCTCAACTAGATCGTCTGTGTCAAAAGGTTCTAGTGTAATATTAGTTGTTTGACTTCCACCATCGGAGGTATTTATGGTTAATAAACTATTAGATGTATTATACGTAACTGACTGAACACCAGCTACAGCAGTGTTTGAAATATTTGTAATTCGACCATCGGCACCAACTGTAATAACAGGAACTTGAGATGCTGAACCAAAAGTTCCAGTAGGGACACCTGTTGAAGCTAAATTATTAAAATTATTAATTACAGCATCAAAATTTGTGCCAGCTGAAGTTGATATCCTAAGTGTGCTGTTTGCTGATGTCCATGTAAAGTTAGCTACACCAGCTACAGCAGTGTTTGAAATATTTGTAATTCGGCCATCGGCGCCTACAGTAATAATAGGAATTAACGAAGCAGAACCAAACGTTCCCGTAGCTACACCGGTTGCAGCAAGAGCATCTTCGTTTGCCCACTCGATAGCGGTTCCAGCATCGTTTACTTTTAAAACTTGATTTGCTGTTCCAAGTGTAATTAATCCTGTACCACCATGTTGGTATCCAACAGCGTCGCCTGATTGAAATTCAGACAAACCAATAGCGTTGTTTGAATTATCATAAACTGTTCTAATAGGTACTTTAATTGCCATATCTAAACCTTAAAATAAAAATTGGGCTGCTGCAGATTCTCTATCAATTTGATTACCACTATTTAGGAAGAAATTTGTAAACACTTTTACGTTTGTTTCTGTGCGGAACGCAAAGGTAATTGCTGGAACTTTTAAACCGCTAGCTTGAGTAAATAGTGGTACTAATCTTTCTGCAGATCCTGATTCACCAATGGTTGCAATTGTTTTTTGTCGACCTACTACTTCCACTCTTGAGTTTGCGGGAAGTACGGCGCCTGTACCAGATATAGCAATTTGACCTGTACCATCTGATGAAATAGTAGCGCCGCCCAGATTAATCGTTGTACCAGAAAGATATATATCTCTCCATCTAAGATTGGCTGTACCAAGATCAAGATTATTGTTTGAAACAGGAACAATGCTTGTAGTAACTGAAGTTAAATCTGTACTTCCACCGCCTGCTGCTGTTGATGCAATAGTAATAGAAGAAGCGTTTTGAGTAAGTGTGATATTGTTGCCGGCAAGAATTGTTTTATTATTAGATACTTGCAAATATTGATCGAATCTAGGATTCGTATTTGCAATAAATGATTGAAAAGCTGTGTTGCTTACAAATGTTGCTTGGAGATATGTATTAGATACATCCCCGGTGCTACTACTCACACCAGAAATAGTGGCACCAACAAATTTACCAGTAGAAGAATTATATTGTAATACTTTACCGTTTTGCTTAACAGAGTCTCTATCTACATCATCTAAAAACTCTAAACGTACTTCACCACCACCGGATGAGCTGCCACCTAGAGAAGCTCTTGTTATTGTTCTTCTAATATTATCTTGGAATTTTCTAGTTTCTTCTGATACCTTTTTTAGGTATGGTTCAATATCTGGCGATTCACCGTCTCTACCTGGATCACCTTTTACACCTTGAGGGCCTTGGGGACCAATATCTCCTTTATCACCCTTTAGACCTGGTATACCCTGTAAACCGGTTTCACCGCGATCTCCTTTATCCCCTTTTACACCTTGTTTGCCCTGCTCTCCCTGGGGACCAATAGGACCTTGTATACCTTGTATACCTTGATCACCTTTTAATCCTTGCGGTCCAGGTGCACTTTTTTCCCCTTTCGGTCCCCTGGGACCAGCGATACCTTGCTCTCCCTGAGGACCAATATCACCCTTATCACCTTTTAAACCTTGTGGCCCTATTGGTCCAATAGGCCCTTGTTCACCAATAATATTACCTACTGGAAATTGTACACCATCATCTCTATATAAAAATAAATGACCGTTATCATTCATCTGAGCTTCTACAATATTGCGCCCAGGGTCACCACGATCACCTTTTTCTCCTACAGGCCCGCGGGAACCCATAGGACCTATTTCACCTAGTAAACCACGTGGTCCAACTGGACCAGTTTCACCTTGAGGTCCTTGAGGTCCTTGAGGCCCTTCAACAAGTATAGGATCAGGTACTTCAATTTTATTGAGTTCAGAGTGGAGCTCTTCTAGTAAAGCTGATTTTACTTTACTACTTTCTTTTTTGAGAACTCCTAAAAGAGCTGCAAGAAGTTTAGCGTGTTCAACTTGATCCATTATCTATGTCTTCCTGAGATGAGAAAGAATCATAGAATTTAGTCATACTTTCTACAAGACGTTTTTCTTCCTCAGTTAGTTCTTTTTCAGGTTTAAATTCTGGAAATACCTCTTCTTCTTGTGGCTGAGAAGGTGTTAAATCTATTTCTTCTTCATCATTTTCATCAGATTCCATATCAATTTCTCTTTGCATTTGATCTATTTCTTCTTCAGTCATACGAAGAACATTTTTACGAACCCATGCTAAAGAGAAATACTTGCCAACAAGAGGATCAACTTCTCCTAAAATTCTTAATCTTTCTGCCATAATTTCACCCTCTTTGAGCTCTTCAAAGTGGTTATCATTGACAAAATTATATGTAATACTATTACGAACTTGTTCCCATTCTGCTTTAGTCATAATACCACGAAGTACTAATTGTACTTCTAAAAGATTATCAAATAGAACAGCAAACTTATTTCTAATACGATTAATGAATTTCTGAAATTTTAACTCATCTCTAGAAATTTCAGTTGATCGACCAATATTAAAGTTTACTTCAGCTTCTAATCTACTGATAGGAACGTTTAATGCTTTATAAAGTTTTTTCTGGAAATATAAAACATCGTCTAACTCACCAAGGTTTTGGCCACCAGGTAATGTAGTAATTTCAGTACCTCTACCACCTTCACGACGCGGGAGCCAGAAATCTTCAAGCATAGTCATATGGCGTCTATCATCTCTAACTTCACCAGTGTTAGCATCATATACTAATTTATTTTTATGCTTAACCATCATATCACGAAGATATTGCTCAGCTTTTGCTTTAGGAAGGTTACCAACGTCAATATAGAAAATACGACGCTCAGGAGCTCTTGATAAACGATAAATTACAGTTGCGTCTTCTAACATACGCAGTTGATTCATCGGTTTAATTGCTTTATGAAGATGACCTAATGTAAGTTTATTCATTGGATCAATAAGACCAGATGTTACATGACAAATGCTATCCTTAGCAATTTTAACACCTTTGTCTTGATTTACCATACCTTTTGGGTTATAGTAATAAAACTCTTCTACGTCAGTATATAACGTAGCACCTGATTTAGGGTCTTTTTTCTTATTTTGTTTACGAATTTTTTTGATCTTACGCGGATCAATGTAACGTAATTCTTTAATACCATCGCGAATATTTTTTTCATCAATTACGACTTGGTAGTAAAGACGTCCATCAACATACCAACGTCTAAAAATTTCATAACCTTTGTTGCCAAAATCTAGAGTATAGAGAATTCTATCAAATTCATCTCTAATTAATTTTTTTACTCTGTTAGGAAGATCAGTTTCATCTAATACTAGTTCTACAGGATATACATTATCATCCATAATAATAGCATCATTAATTATATCTTCAATTGCAAAATCACATTCTGGTTGTAATGCCATTTCGCGATATTTGGTAACTAGGTCTGCTTCATCTTTAGCACGACCTTCAATATCCACATATGTACCATAAGTGCCACCATACACACCAGCGGCATTAGAGGAAACCTCTGTTGCACCATCTTCATGCGTCTGTGGTACTATAGCTTGAAGCTGTTCTTTTTCTTTCTGATCAGCTCGCTTGATCTCAAACCCAAATAGTTCCATTTTTATCCTCGATATAGAAAAGGGGGTATACTATATTTATAGTACCCCCTCTCCTAGGTTTTTTACCGTATTCTATTAAAGAGCAAAGATTTTACTTGCGCCTGATGAGAATCTTACAGTAATGTCACCTCCGTTAGGTAGGATTGGAAGACCTGTAGCTGTATCAATATATGCAATCAGTCTAGATGCTGCATTACCACTTTGCGTATCTGTATGATAGATAATTAACGCTTCACAATTAGCACCACTTACAGATGTGAATGTAGCGTCAGAAGCATCAAAAACTCCACTTGTGATAGTTTTACTTGCAAGACTAGCTTCTGCTACTACTGCTGAGTTTGGAATATCAGCACGATCTTCATGAGCACTACTAAATGTATAGATATCAGTATCTACTAAAGCAATAGTAACAACATTGCTAGAAAGATTCAAATTACCACCTAAAAAATCTTCTTTAGCTTTAGGATATAGCTGGTTAGCCATAATATACTACCTCTCTATCAAACTACTGCTGAATTTGTCGTATCACCAGTAGATCCTGGAATCCAATAATCATACTGGAATGTAGCAGTAAATTCTTGAATTGCTTCAGAATCCCAGCTTAAATCCATTGCTGATAAATCAGAACACCACATACCTACAAATTGATATGATCTAATCGCACGACCGTCTTTACCGTACTGAATAACATCTGCAACACCTGCTTTGTAATTTGCAACACCTGCAGCAGCTGTTCTTAAGTTACCTTCTAATGTGTTAATCTCTGTATTCCACTGTTCTAGAGTATTACGAATTAAGAAATCTTCATCATTGATAACAGTAACTGTCCACGGATCGAACGTTCTGTTGCCTGCGTGCTTTACTTGGCGGCCAAAGTATGGGGTCGTAACGACCCCCACTGTAGCTGCTGGAACTTGAGCGGCGCGACATAAGAATCTAAACTTACTATCCCCAGCCGTATTAATCGGGTTTGTCATTGTGACTTCAAAGAGCGAGGAACGTGCACCACCGTACTCTAGTTCGCCTCTGAAATCGTTAATATTAAATGCCATAGTTTTTCTCCTTTAGCGTTTATATGTATTTATTATACTTGACCAACGATTTCTGAGAATTCTACCCCAGTTCTTACTGCAACAAAGTTAAGTTGAATAAAGTTGATTGAGCGAGCTGGTTTTACGTAAATATCACCAATAAACTCGTTTCTATCAATTACTTCACCAGTATTGTTTGATTCATCACAAACAACTCTAAAGTCAGTAATACCTCTGCGGCCTTGGACATCTCTTAAGAACGGTTCAACTAGATTTCTAAACTGTGATCTCGTAAACGCATCATTAAACTCAAATAGAGTTGATTGTGATGCTAATGTAATTGCTTTTTCAAGAACAATAAACAATCTACGAACATTAATTCTGTCAAATGCGCTCGGTGAAGCTAACATTGTCTTATCACCGTATAGAACTGTACCTTGACCAGGGAAAGTAACTACAGGGTTTATACCATTTTTATAAAGGGTGTCACGCTCAGATTTACGTGGGTTATATGATAGTTTAATTACATTTTTCATATTACCACGATTAAAACCAGCTGGTGAATACCAAGGATCGTTTGTGTTATCTGTACGAACCATTAAACCTGCTGTGTCACCGTTTGTTGGTACATATCTGTATTTGTCGTTGTACTTATCATACTGATACTTCCAAGCACTATCAATAACAGCATATGATGTAGATGGTAGAGAGTTACGATATGCTACAATATCTTCTGCTTCTTTGCCTTCATAACTATTATTATTTACACAAGCACCTCGTGTTGGTGATAATACCACAAGAAGATCTTTTCTTACTGATGCAATGTTATCAATTAAGTGAGTAGCAACAGTTTGACCTGCTTTAGAACCTAAAATAAATGATAAATCAATATCTTCGGATGATTTAAATTTATCATACGCTGTGATTAGGTTAGCATCTGTAGGTGCTGAACCATCTGTACCGTTTACTAAGGAATCAGTTAAAGGTGTTGTTGCACCGGTATAAGTCGTACCACCTACAACTGACTGACCTACATTAGTACCAATAGATGTACTTGCTGCCCACCAGATATAACGTGAACGGTTGTTGACAACATCTTTATAATAGTTGTTAGAACCATCAGTTGTTTTACCATCAGAAGCCATTGAAAGATTTTCAAATACTTCTAATACTTGACCTTTAGTACCTGTGAATAGCCCGTCTTCATCAATAACAGCGATGTGTAATTCATCTGTTGTTGCACCAGCATTTGTTGCAATTTGAGATGTACCTGGAGCGCGTTGAGTATTAGAGTTATATTCCCATTTACGTGTTAGTGATGTATTCGCTGATAGCGCATCACCTGTATAACGATTTTCTAGTGTTACAGATGTACCGTTAGCAGCAATAGCAGAAACTTTACGATCTTGTTTTATACCAGTCGGTGAACCGATTTCTAGGATATCCCCTACAACGAGAGCGGATGCTTGGTTAGCAGAAAAAGTTACTGTTGTGCTGTTAGCGGAAACAGTAAATGTTCCTGATAATGTTGAGCTAAATGCAGTTGATGAAGGACATACTGAGACTTTTAAGCTATTGCCTAATGTACCAGGGTACTTTGCAGCCCAACGGCCAATACCTGTTATACCACTAGAATGGTTTGCGTCATAGTCATCATCATTATCGATTCTTGTTGCTGAAGTATTTGCTTCATTGCAATGAGCGTTACCTAAATCGGTACCTTCGGCACGGGACACATAAAGAGCATTACCATATGCTAAGAAGTTTGCTGCAGTGAAGAAATCTTCAATATGAGAATCGTTTGGTTTTTGGTATTGTGATACTAGAGCATCTTCCGATGAAATTAATACTGCTTTATTTACTGGGCCCCAACGAAAACGGCCAGCAATACCGGCTGTAGACGTGGATACCGCAGGAACAACCGCAGTTAGATCAATTTCACTGACATTGATGCCCGGTGATACTTGAAATGGCATGATTATTCTCCTTTGATGAGGCTTTTATTTCTCTTTTTATTTATAATTTATCGTATTTACATATCACGGTTGTCAGGGAGTGCCCAACCAATTCTTGATTCATCAATATTTATAATACCTTCTTCTTCATGACCATCATCAACAAAACCGAATGGAAGGATGTCTTCTTCTATCATTCTTTGGTTTTCTTCATATAATCTCTGTCTTAAATCGTCATTAGTTATATCTTTAAAGTATTCCTGTCTAACTAACCAGGAGAATAAAACAGAACACATAACTAAGTCATCATGCATACCTTCTTCTGCTTCATAACTCTCTTTTCTAGAAACAAAATTAGATAATTCAAATATGTAATCGTAATCTTCAACAATTAACTTGTCCTGCTCAATCATATCTTTTAAGGTAGAACAGCCTATACGTTTTACTGATTTAGTAGTACGTACTCCCATTTGTTGTCTACCAGCAAAACCAGCAGAAATTTGTTGTATTCCTGCTCTATATGTTGTACTTAGAATATTTTCATATTCTAAATCTTGATGAAGTATATTAGATACTTGCTCACCTATATCATTTACTTCTATCAATACAAAAGCATTATTATATTTTCTTGCAGTATCGTATATAACATTAGGATATATTAACGGTGATATATCTTTACTTCTATACTTTCCAACAGCTCTGTATGGATATTCTGTTATATCAAATACAATAAATGCTGAATAGTCTAACCCAACACCTCTTGAAACATCACTTACAATAATATAATTACGTTTTGGTTCTGGTTCGTGATAGCAATCAAAACCGTTTTTCTTATACAGGGGTTGTTTAAAAACTAAACGTTTTAGTACAGTAGGGTGAATAAGTGTATTAGTAGAACCTAAGAACTCACACTCAAACTCTTGCCTAAACTGTTCTTCTGACGTAGCTCTGATAGTCTCTTCACGCCATCTCTCATCTCTTCCCGGAACGTCCGACCAATGAATCTCTACTCTTTCATAATCGTTTCGCTCTTCTTCACTATCTACCCACAACTTATAGAACATATTCATTCCGTTAGGTGTAGATGTAATTAATACTTTGGATGACTTACCAGAAGAAATAGTAGGAAATACAGAAGTAAAAAATTCTTCTTGAAGATTATTAGGAACGAATGCAAACTCGTCTAAGTAAATCATATTCTGAGATGTACCACGGATAGCACTTGATGAAGTAGCAGAAGCGAGAATCTCAGAACCATTCTCTAATCTAATATTACCTTTATTCCATTCAATAACACCTTGTTGCATCCATTGCGGTAAATGTTCATACATTAACTGAATACGACCAAGAATCTCTCTTGCTTGAGACATTTTATTTGCAAGAATAGCAACTGAGTACTGTTCAGTAAATAATACTTTCCAAGTAATATAAGCAGCAACTGTTGTTGTTTTACCAACTTGTCTAGGAAGTTTACAAATACTAAATCGATTATCTTCAAACGTATTAACCATTTTTTCCTGGAAGTCCCAGAGTTCAAATGGTATAAGACCTTCATCAATGCTTACAATTTGAAGATAATTCTTAATAAAGTAAATAGGATTTCGAGCACACTTCATATACTCCATAACGTTTTCTTGAGTAAACTCAACAGGGACGCCTGCAGCTTTTAAGTTCTGATTTCCTAAGTAAATTTCTGGCATTTTATAGTTGCACTCTTTGCATATTCATACTATAATCATCGTGTAGGATGTAAAGAAACGATATAGTTACTTCATATCTTCTACTGCTTGGTCATAGTCTTCTTGACTTACAATGCCTTCGCGAAGTAATTTTTTTCTATTAGCTTGGTGTTTGATCTGGATCTCCTCTTTAGATCCACCAAAGTAAGCAACGCAGTGACCTTCTTCAATCATAATATCTGTTACGCGTTTATCACCTACTATAAAGTCTCCTAATATACGACCAAACTTACCTTTCATATCTTCACCGTCTTTATTTTCTGTGGTGACTAGAAGTGCATCTTTTTCTAATAATTCTTTGAGTCTATTTTTTGCAGCGAGACCAAATACTTTTTCTACTTTATCGGATGTACGTGATTCTGGTGTGTCAATGCCCATAATGCGAACACGCTCATCATGAAGCCACACTCCAAAGCCAAGATCAATATCTACATCTACAGTATCACCATCAACAACATGTAATAACTTAACGTTATATCTATTTTCTATCATTTGTTATCCTTAAGCAATTTTTGAAGCTCTGCAGTATTACCTACAAATAGAGCATTAGTTACATTATTAGGGCCTTTTGATTGTTCTTGTTTTTTAAGGTCTTTTACTTTTTTCTGTACTTCTAATAAGTCTTTATTAGCATCAGTTAATGTTTTTATCATCTGTCCAACGATTTCAAATGCTCTTGGACTTTGACTTTGCTTTGCAAGCTCTACTAATTCTTCTAATGCATCAGAACCACGTTCAATAGCATTATATAAATTTTCTCTTGCATATTTGTAATCATTTTCAATATCAGCATCTTTAGAATTTGTATCAGGTTTTATTACCTCGATATCTTTTACTAGAGGAGGACTATCTGGAAGATTAAAAATTTGTTCGAAATTATTTTCAAAATTTGATTTTTTAGACATCATTTATATCACTTGCAATACCATAAGCATCATCTGCTTCAATTTGATCTACAGGTATAGATAATGCATTATTTGAAGTAGGTGTGCCGTCAGCTTTTACCCCAGGTTGTGTGTTTATTTGCTCTATAGTTGTATTATTATCTAAATCTCCAACTCCAGCTATTACTCTTCGAATTGTTCCAGATGTTGAAATAGGTCCAAATACAAAACCTTTCATAGTAAAGTTAAAATTCCAAATTAACGCTCTTCTTGCAGCAAAATCACCTTCATATGTATCTTCAACATTTACATCATTTAGAACACATGGAACATCATAAGTTAAATCCATTTCTGGTTGAAGTTTAATATTATTTGTCCACTCAGGTTGAAAGTATGGAAGGATTTGTTCTACAATTTGCGTACCATCATCAGCATTACGTACAAACGCGCTTAGAGTAAACTGTATATCATACGGTACAGGTATGTACTGTGTAGTAAGTTTAGTATTATCGTTTCTACTTACTTTAGAATGTTTTAATGTAGATGGAAGTTTTCTATTAGCAGCATAGTTTATACCAGTCATCTCAAAACCTAGTCTTGGTAATGAAATAGCAACGTCTTGATCTAAATTAGGATCCTGAGCTAGTCTTACTAGAAACTTTTCTTTTGGACCGTAAGCGATTGGTACTTTAATATTCTGTATTCTATTACCAGAAGAATCAAATCTTTGTACATATATACCATTAAACATATTACCAAATACAGTAACATATTTTCTTATTGTACCGTGATAAAAAGTTCTACCAAACATAATTAGTACCTATCAATTTCTGAGAACGGATTAGTCTCACTAAAGTCTAGAATACTCTCAGATTCTACTTGGAAGAAAGTATTATTAGCAGAATTATCTGTTGTTTCAATTTGATACTCTTGAAGTAATGAACCACCGTCTTCAAGATTAACTATCCCTGCTTGATCTTCAAGTGTAAATTCATAACCAAGTGTATCTAGAGAATATGTAGTTTCAATAAGATCAATTTCAGTATTGCCAGTATCAATGCGTTCTGAGCTATAATCAAACAATTCACAACGAACATCATAAGTTTGAAGTCTACCAGTTTGATAGAATATTTGCTCATGCTCTACAAATTTAATCTCAAACAACTTACCTACAAGCGGGAAATAAATTAAATCACCTTCTTGTGGTCTATTAATAGTATTAAGATAATCATCACCTTCTAACATAAAAGAGTCTGTATCTTGAGAACCAGTTAGATATTGTCTTGATGGTGTAGTTGTGCTTCCATCTTCAAATATCATATTATAACCTACTTCAGTAAGTATCTTAGGTGACGTTATCGACTGATCAAAACGTTTTCTAGCTACTGTAAATGTAACACTATCTCTAATCTCTAAACCGAAACGAGATAAAAGATCACCTTCTCCTTCAAAACCTTCTGTATTTTTAATATACATTTCGATATCTACGCCTTCATTAAACGTAGATAAAGTATCTTCACCGAATAAATTATCCGTGTTTACTCTTGTACGAGGAAGATACTTTACATTGTGACCGTAAATTTTAATTGCTTCGATAGTTAAATCTTCAACTAAATCTTGTTCGCGGCCGTATGAAAAGTTATTGAAATACTTATTGGTAGCCATGATTAACCTATCATATCATGAACTGGAAGAGAGTAGCTTGAAATCATCTCATCTTCTAGTTTACGAATTTCCTCCATAGCTTCTTCCCAGATTTTTTGACCGTTAAAAGTCAAACCACCTGGCATTTGAAGACCTTCAAACTTTTTAAGATTTTCACCCCATTGACGTTTGAATAAAGCTGTTGTATATCTTAATAACCAGCGATCAGAATACATATCAGTATTTACATCTGGATCAATTACTTGATACGAATCAAGAATAACATATGAACCTTCAGGAATTTTATCAGACCAACTAGTATCAATATAAACTTTATTGGTATGTCTGTTGTATCTGATTGGTTGTTTTCCAACAAATGTTTCTTCTAACATATTAATATGCGTCATAGCCATTGTATATGGAACAATAGATGACTGAAGTAAGTCATACAAATCATTTAAATGTATTTGATAACGAACGTTAAAAAGATTATTTACTGAATATGTTCCACCTAAAGTAAAACAACCGGTAACACCGTAGATAGAATCTGGTACTGTAATATAACCGTTCGCTATATCAGCTGCTGTGGCCACATGTTTATAGAATACTCTTTCAGTACCATCAAAATGATAGTCTCTATAATATTCTATAGCTTCATCAATTCTATCTTCAAGCTGTTCAGCATCAGCATTAATATCGATGACCGGGGCACCGAGATTACGAAGACAATACGATTTTAATTCTTCACGTGAAGTTGGTAGAGCCATAGGAAACCCCTTTGTTGTTTCCTATATTTATAATAGTTAGATTGTAACTAGCGATGATTAGGATTAATATGAAAAAACTGAGATATAGTAAATCTACCTAATTTTTGGTTTAACTTTTCTTCTTCCATTTCTACAGGTGTTACTTCATGTCTAATAAATGAAGGAAAAATTAGAGATCTATTATTTTTACATTCTATTCTATCTTTGTAATTTAATATTAAATCCCCACCTTTAAAAGCTTTAGGTTCTTGATAGATCCAAGTTAACATTGTAAAAGTTGCGTGGTCACTATGAGGTCTATAAAAATCTTCTTTCTCATAATAACTTAATAAAGTACTTATTTCGTTAATATTAATATAAGTTTTATACAAATAATCTCGCTCGCTAAAAGATTCAAAAAGTTCTTTACTTGCTAATTTTTTAGAAATATTTACAATATCAGAAATTTCTGGATCTCTATATGCTTCAGTTAAAAATAAAGCTCTATTAGATTTGAGAGGTGTACCATCTGAATCCACTGCTGACGATGTTTTTAATGGTGGTAATAATTTACCTGGATTACATAAAAATATACACTCATGTAAAATCTTATCATAATCTATGCTATTAAATGTATTATCAATTACAAATGCTTTTAAATTATTAACATCAATAACGTCTGTCACTTCCATTTTATTAATCAATGCCTTTCATGGATTTATTAATATCCTTAGATAAATCTTCTTTAGATATACTTTTAATTATCTTAGAAGATTGAATCATACACAAAACAGTATTTTTTTTAAAAATATATTTTTCATCTTTTTTAGGTAGAAGACAAATAATATTTAATTGAACACCTTTTCGTTTACCGCCTAGCTCGACAATTCCGGGTAAAACTTTGTAAGGCTGATCATTATATAATATAGGGTCTAAAAAACTTAAATTAATTTCTTCATCTGGTTTAATAAAAACATTATAACAAAATTTTATAATTATATAATTATCAGCAAAACCAACTGCCTGTCTACTATTATGATTTTGAACAGTTAATAATGGATTACCTAACCGATTAGTCTCAGGTATTCTCCATCTATAATTACCGTCTGCGGTAGTTTCTAAAAAAATATTTTCTGGAAATTTAAGTAATAAGGTATGCCTGAACAAGGAGTGCATCCCTGGGCATACCTTTATAGTTTTACCAATTTTATCTTCAAAAATACTGTTCCAATCTTTTTCTGCTACAGCAAAAATATTTTCATAGTATTGATCTTCGTATTTAGAAATATATGGTTTTATATCTTTAAACCATTGAGGTTTATCACGCGATGATACTACTGCTATATCTTCAAAATCTGTGTATGTATTATCATTATAATCATCAAAAAATAATTTCATTGTTCACCATTATAAAATTATATAAAATTAATCAACCGAACCTGAAAGCGGGTCACCTGGTGCTTGAGGCCAGTCATCTACAGTAAGATTAGGCCAATTCGCATGTGTAGAAAGATCTCTTAAAGACTGACGATAAGTTTTCCAAGCATCTGGTACTGTATAATCAGCTATTTCTTGCTCTTTAACAAACATCCAGTCTGTTTCTGTCAACAGTCTATTTCTATTAATTTTTGTATCACGGATGAGATTTTCTTCTTCAGTAGCTGCTTTTTCAGCTAGAAACGCTGCTTTAGCTTCTTCAGTATCAAATTTTTCTTGTACTTCCCACCATTGTAGCCAAATTTCACCGCCTGGATCTAACTGTGGTGTAACCTCTACCACTTCTTGAGTGTCTTCTTCATAATTAGGCATTTCGGTATGCACATATTTTGCATAACCAAATTCTGCTAAAAGCTCAGCAGTTAGTTTTTTAGGAAAAGATGTATTCGGATTAGAAATTCTAATATGATCATCTTTTAATCCCCACTCTACTGGTTGACCGTTTTTATCTAATTTTACTAACATTTTTACCTCTATAAGTTATTAGCTGTCACCAACATCGGTTGATGGGAATTGTCTTGTATCACCTGGCCATACAATACGAACAGCACCTGAAGCACCGCTTCCAGATGCATATGAACTATATTGAATCTGGCCAGCAATGCCACCACCACCACCAAAAAGACCACCACGACCGCCATTTCCAGAAAAAGTTTGCCAACCTTCACCATTTTGTCCACCTGAACCTTTAAATCCACCTTGCTGGTAGCCGCCGTTTGCACCACTTGGTCCCTCACCGAAGAGGCCTACGCCTCCACCGCCACCACGCCAATAGTTTGGAGCGCCACCACCAGCGCCGCCACCTCCACCGGTTGCGGATGCAGCTGGTTCTTCAAAACCACTATACCCACTATAACAGTTAGCATTACCACCATTACCATCATAACCACCAGCACCACCACCGCCGCCATAAGTAGCATTATTACCTGCATTACCTGCACGCCCGCCTTGTCCACCACCATCACCTGCGTATGTTGTAGCTGTGGTATGGAAGCTTCCATTAAATTGATTGTGGTTACCTCCATCACCACCTCCTCCTCTACAAACAGCTGGTGATTGGAAATAGCTTTGCCCGCCTGATACCGCCGCTACTCTAGTAATAGGCGGAGCATAGTATTGGAAACCTCTGTAACCACCAACACCTACAACTACAGAATAATTCGAGCCAGGAGTAACAGATATATTGTTTTTCCAACCAAGAGCACCACCACCGCCACCGGTAACGTATGAATAGTTCTGTGGACCGCCACCACCGCCGCCGCCAATAGCAACGGCAGAAACAGAAGTGACACCTTCTGGGCAGTTCCATGAATAAGAGCCTGGGACAGCCCAAGTAACTTCACCACGGGCCGCCCCACCACCGCCAGCGCTTAATGCTTGACCATACCAGTTTGTACCTCCATCTGAAGTAACAAACTTGTAATAACCAACATCACCTGAATCAGGATGAGTAGGAGCATCTGCACCTTCCGTCCATGTTACTGATGCCGGCCAAGTTATAGAATGAGCGCCACCAGAGGTTAAAATAAGAGTTAAAGTAAAAGCTGTACCAGAACTCGGGGGGTTAGAAAAAGCATAGGTAGTTGTACCTGCAGAAGTATGTGTAAATACACTACCAGCTGAACAGTCCAAAGTTACTGTACCCGTTGCAGAGCCTTTATCACTTACTGTTTCTGTATATCTTGTTGGTTTAGCGCTAACAATATTAGTAATATTTCTACTATCATCTATTACTGTTGTGCCTGAAATTTTAATTGCCATGTTACACCTTTAATTAACTGCTCCAGTTGTAGCTAAAGAACCATAATATGTAGTTCCTCCATCTACAGTAATAAATTCGAAATTGCTAGTATCACCGCTATCTGGTGGAGAAGGTGCATCCGCGCCTTCAATCCAAGTCACAGCTGCAGGCCAGGTATGCGTATGTGCACCACCTGCTGTAACTGTTATTACAAACTTTTGTGCTGTACCAGAACTTGGCGGGTTAGAAAAAGCAAATGTAGTATTGCCCGATGTAGTAATTTTGAAATGATTGCCTGTTGACAGATCTGCAGTTGGAGTAGTACCTGATAATGAAACAGATGTTTCATCATATCTAACTGCTTTCATAGAAACACCGGTTAAGTTTCTACTATCATCGATTACATTTGTACCAGATATTTTAATTGCCATCTTCGTCTCCTGACTATTAGCATATTAACTTTATTTATAATTTTTCTTCTAAGCGTTTAACTTTATCAGCTAACTGTTTATTACTTTCAATCAAAATAGCTATCAACGTATTATAATTTACTGCTTTACCGTTTTCGTTTTCTGTAACAACATCTGGAAGAATTTTTTCTACTTCTTGGGCAATAACACCGTAAGATTTTTTACCGGTATGTTTCCAATTAAACATTTTACCAGATAAGTTGCTTAAAATATCTAAAGGATTACTTATATCTTCTACATTGTCTTTATATGCTAAATCTGATGTAGCATTAAAATCGGTAGCAGCTAATGTTCCTGAGTTAGGATTATATGTAAATCCTGTATCAGTTCTTGGATTTTCATTTCCTGTTGCGGCGTCTACAAATACTGGATAGTGTGTAGCGTCGGTAGTATTAGTAGCTACGAGTGTTACTGTTGTTGCTACTGCTGCTGTACCGGTAATATCAGATGTAATACTTGCTGGTAAACGAGCATCATTGATTGTGCCAGAGCTAATATTAGATGCATTTAAAGTGGTTAAACCAGAACCGTTACCAGTAAATGTGCTTGAACCAATATTAATATTACCAAACCCGGATGTAATACTGCCTGCGTTTAACGCTCCTGTACCAGTGATGCTAGTATATGAGCCTGATACTCTAGCAACTGGAATTGTACCTGATGTTAATTGAGTAGCACTCATACCAGTAATAGAACCACCTGGTCCAGAAAAACCAGTAGCTGCAGTAATAGTTCCGCCATCAATGTTATTTACACCAATATTAATACTGCCGAATCCTGATGCAATACTACCAGATGCTAATGCACCTACACCAGTGATGTTAGTTTGAGATGCTGTTGATATTGTACCAGCTAAAGTATTAGCTGTTACTATTGGTGCAGTAACAGCGCCTTTGAATGCGGCAGAATTATTAAACGTATTTAATGTGCCAGTAAATGTGTTGTTAGAAGCTAGACCAGCAGCTTGCGTGTTAATTTTGTTTGTAGTAACACGCCACGTATTAAACGTGTCAGAAAGCGCTACATTAGCTACTAAAGCTCCTGAATCAAAAAGTGCCATTTATAACCTCTAATGTGTTTCTTTTTATTTATTTATCAATTTGACTAACAGTGCTTTTATCTCTGTCATTTCACTTTTAAGATCTTCAACATCATCATACAACTTTTTATTTGCTTTTCTTTTTAGCTTATATGCATGTAACGCTTGATTATCAATATTGATTATAGCGTTAGTATTCATATCTCTAACAAATGATGTATCGGTTTCTACTTTTTTATATTTCATCATACTTGTAACGCTATTGCCATTAAATCTTTTACTCTTGGTACAATACTATCAGAAGATGATGTCATTACTACTTTAACCGCAATATACTTGTAACCTGTATATGTAATTCCTTGTGAATTTACATACTGTACTTCGTTACTACCACCAGTAAGTTGAGCTGCAGGTATTCCATAATCATATACAATAAAATCATTATAATTTTCAGAAGAAGAAACAACAGTTGAAAGTGTTGTTTGAGTCATTTCAACCCACGAGCGGTCTTCAAAAGCATCATCATCATCTTTATTTAATATTTTATAATATACACTAATACCCGTACCAGATGGTTTATATGCGTTTAATCTTACTTTAAGATCTTCAGCATCTTGACCGTCTGCTAAAGTGAGAGTTCTTGTTATATATCTTGCTTCAGCGTTACCACCGTTAACACTATCTTCACCAGTTGTATCGTTATTTACATTATTATCAACAACAATCAAATTAACTCTTTCAGTATCAATCATAGGCGCAACACGATTGTTATTTGTTACAAAGGTAACTTCAATCTCACCAGATTTTTCACTACTAATACCACTAGTTTCAAGAGATTTGCTCAAAATATATCTTGGTGCGCTAAATGGTGTATTTTCATTTTGCTCAAGAACTCTAAATGATGTCTCTCTAGCAGCTGCTGAAGAAGCAAATTTGCCTCTTGAAACAACATATGTTCCTTCAAAACCAAGATAGTTATTATTCAATTGTAGTGTATCAATTTCAAGCTTATCAATACTATCAATTGTTGTTGTGTTACCATCTTTTTGACCTTTTAGTTGATCACCAACAGTAAATGTACCTGAAGCATTATCGATGTGTAAGAAGGTATTTCCTACACTATTAACATTATCAAAATATGATACTTTACCTGTTGGTGTAGCTACACTATGGACAATCGCGTGCGGTTCTTGTTTAATACCATTAATAACTACATTAACTCTTTCACCGGCTGTAAACTTGTCATTTAGTGAAACATTATTAACAATAATAGTATTTGAAGATTGAGATGTTACTAGTCCGTTCGCACCAGAAGTATTACCAACTAGTACCATATTAGCATTAACTGATAATACCGAATTGTTAATAATAGTTGTCGGACCGTTAATAGTCTCACCAATTGTATTGAACGTATTAGAGCCATTTATCTTAAAGAATTCTCTATCTTCATTTTTAAAGATAGCTGTACCAACCTGGCCAGTTGTAAAGCTAGCAATGTAAAGATTGAATTTTAAGTCTTCATCATAAATTGGGCTCCAAGATCTATCATTTGACGAAGCAAATAAATCACCAACATAAGGCTGTTGATTAACTCTTTGACCAGTTACTAAATCTGTACCGCCTAGTTTAGAAATAAACAAGCTAGTATTAGGATTGTTTGCACCTGGTTTTACAACAATTGCATACGTTGCACCATTTACTAGATGAACCGGTGTTGGGAAGTGTATTAGGGTTGGTTTAGACCCGTTAGCACTTGTATTAATATCACTTGCCTCTAATGTAATATTAGAGAATGGTAAAATTTTAGGTGTAATAGAGTTTGTTGTTGCATCAACTTCTCTAATTTCTATAAACACCGGTCTACTAGAATCTTTAGTAGCAAAATACAAATCTAATTTAGTTAAGAATACACCTGAGGTTAATCCTGTATTATTAAAGTTTGTAACAGTAAATGTTTGTGCAATAGGATCAACAGGTTGCTGTCTTAAAGGTGGTAATGTTCTCTGACCTGAAGCGTCAACAACGTTAATAGCACCAGAACCCATATTAAAAATATCTGGCGATACGTTAGGTATGCCAACAATTTGACCACTTCTAGTACCTGTATCTACAGTAGACGATGATGTAATTGTTCTTGAGTCTGAAACTTCATTTGCTACAATTCTAGGTACTCGTGTAGAAATTACAGTGTCTTGAACTGTTTGAACTAGTCCTTGAGCTGCGTAATTTGCTTCACCTGATGTTGTGGTTAAACCAATACCAGTAGCATTAGTAGAGTTATCAGTTAATCTGAAAATCTTCTCACCAACTCTAAATCTTAAACCATCATTATTTGGAATTCTAAATTCCGCATATACATCACCATTAGTATCAGTTACAAGATTACTTCCTTCTACTGCTGTATTAGCAAAAGAAGAATTGGTTGGTGTGATATAATCACTAACTGCAGTACCATCAAAGAAAGCATACAGTCTTGTGTTTGGTTTAAAACCTCTACCGGTAACTTGGATTACACGAGATCTCATAAATGGAATCACGTTAGTATCAATTACTCTATTACCAATACGTTGTTCAACAGTCTCAGGTACGATTTCTCTTTCAATACCTGTTCTTGTCTGAGTAGAAGTAGTTGTAGTTGTAACTGTATTACGGAAAATATTAATACCAGCACCATTGCCGCCATCAGCAAAATCTTCTAACCATCTACTACCACTTGAACTAGAACCAGATGATACGGTTTGCCAGTTATTCCATTCAGTTTCCCATGTTGATGCTAAGAATTCCCAGTTATCGTAATTCATATCAAAATTAACTTGAACTTCTGGAGCAACAGTAGTGTCTACCCAATAATCTTGATCAGGTGATAAAGTAATATTGCCTAAGAAATTCCAGAATAAACCAGCAGCTACTCTACTTGTAGTAGCAAACGATTGCTGAATTACTTTCTCATGTGTATAAGGTACTGATAGATATTTACCATTACCTGGTGTAGAAACTGCAGAAATAGTTCCAGACGAAGTGCTAGAACCTCCAGTAGCAGTTGCACTAACAGTAAAGGTGCCACTCACGTTTTCTAAATAAAGTTTTCTATCTACTTGATAGACTAACTTACCTGAGGCTGCACCTGCAGTAACAGTTTCACCTACAGTAAACGTATCTGTACCACCTACTGTAATTGTAGCATCTTTTGGTCCAAGCAGTAAGTTACTACTATTAGCAGATTTATAATCTAAATCAACATTATTAAGTTTAAACGATGGACGTAGCTCACCTTTTTTTCTATCAATAGATGCTTTATAATCAGCATTAAATACATTACCTATTTTATGACCAGTAAATGTATCAACAATGATACCGTTTTTAAATCTATCAACGCCGCTACCATCAGCAAAATTTAAATTTTTTGCTTCTTGTTCTAGTAGAGACAGTCTTGTAAAATATTCTAATTTATCAATTCTATTCTTAAGAGAGCCAATATCTCTCATTGTAAACACTTCAGTTCTTGTTGGAAATACTCTAGAAGAAAGATCTGTTCTAGAATATTGTTTACCGACTTCTGGAGAAACTGATGGATACGGAGAAACATCTACTTTAGCAATAGGTAAATGACCTTCAGGTTCATTAGGATAAACCGGGTTTAGAGAAGGCATACCTGGTGTTACAACAAAATCACCAGAAGGTGATAGCGTTACTACATCTCTTCTTTTTAAATAATAATCTAAGTCTGCTGTTAAGTTTTCATTAGGTGCCATATATCTTAAACCACCAGCTGGGCTTACAATTGTTGTATTGCCAGATGGAGGATTAACAGTAGCACTACCAACGGTTGTTGAATCAGCAGCTGTATCTGTGATACGAGGTCTAATGTCGATACTATCTCTTAGATTATAAGTAGTACCGGTAACCTGAGAAGTAAACAGCGGAATTTCTTGAGTAGTAATAGCAGTTGTGTTCGCAGCGTTAGTATCATCAATTGGATACGAGTCGACAGAGAAATATCCAACGCCTTGTGAGGTATCGTGATTAAAGTAATTTAATTTAACTAGATATACATCACCTGACGAAGCTGTAGATGATCCTTTTAATCTTAATTTACCGTGTTTATAAAGATTATCTGTTTGACCATTGTCTAGTTCAAAGTTGTTAGTTACATCGGTGCCTTCAGTAGCTGTTGTAAACACAGTATTACCTGTATTTCTACGCACTTCAATTATCTTATGAACATCTGATAAACCTAAATCCCATGGACCAGTTGTATTAGCAGAACCGTCAGGTTTATTTACTGTAACTTGAACATAACGGTTAGATCTATAACCTTTAGCAATTTCTTGTCCGTCAACTTTTGTTAATTCAGTTATTACAGTAGCGCTAACAGTATTGTTTAACGCTTCCTGAAGATCAAATGAAGCAGATGTTGAGGAAGCAACAGTAACTGTTCTTGCAGCCCCATCACCACCAACACCGGACATATCAATAACTTGTCCTTTGTTAAATACTTTAAATATATTTTCTGTTGTTGCAGCGATCGGTGCACCTGTTAAAGTAGAAAGGGTAGATGATCCGACACTAGTAACAATCAATGTGTTACTCATGTTCTCCAATCTAATTTCATCACCAACGTTGAATTTAGTGCTTGCTCCTGTAATTCCAGTAATTGAGTTTGCACCAGCAGTAACAGAACCAGCAGCGACAGCACTAGAGCTAACAGTGTTAGCATTTAACACAACATAAAAACCTGACTGTTTTTGCGTTGTGTTTAAAGCACCAGTAGAGAACGGGAATGTTTCATCTACCGCACCTGTGGCTAACGAGAATGTACCATCAGTTGCAATAGTAACATCAAACTTCTTAACAAACTGGAAGTTTGTATCAATGTTACCGTTAACATCTCTTAGTCTTCTAATATTATCAGCAGGAACTTTAAAGATTGTTCTATTAAAATCTATCTCATTAATAGTGCTAGAAACAATGTCTGCAATACCGTTTGCTTGAGATTCGGTAGAGTTATCAATAAAGATAGATTTAGCAGATGAAAATGCACCGCCTGTCATGTTTATATCATAAAGATATAAATTGTATCTCGCTTCTGACGAGCCTTTTGTACCGGAGACATATTCTATAGCTCTGACTCTAGCTGTACCGATTGCAGTACCAGCCGGTGTAGCTGTTGAAAATGTATTATTTGAAGCAGCTCTTGTATAACCGTTATAAATGGTTACCTTTTTATGGGCATTTACATCCCAAGCCCCGGCTACTTCTTTTACTACTACATAATTACCATAATTAGCACTTACATTTAAAGCTTCAACAGATTCATAGTTAGTAGACTTTTGAATAGGAACATGCTTTGTAACTATATTTTCTACTTCTGCACCATTTACATACGCTTTACCTGGCTCTACATCAACTGAAAGTAATGTAGAATTACCACCATCACCAGCAGTAAATACACCTTTATTATTTGCTTGGTTTAGATGTTCTCTTAAACGAACACTTAATCCTCTTACAATAAAGTCACCATTAATTTCTTTTGTTCTTCTATTAACAAAATCTTTAATTTCTGCATACTGAGGTTTATCTACTTTACGTTGAATTATACCATTTTCAATTCTTAACAATTCAACAAAGTCGGTACCGGTATTTGCAGTTAATGTGTATTTGCTAAGCGTGCCGGTTAATTTTAATCGATTTGCACCTGGAGCTGTATAGTTATATGAACCGCTAGCAGGGTCTTTTAATGTAGGGTCGTTGTCTGCAGTAACAATAGTTTCTGTTAAATTAAAACCTACTTTATAATCTGCATTCGTAGAGTATTTACCAACAACTATTTCTTGAGCAGGGATACGGATAAAATGATCTTTAGCAAAAATAATACCTTCACCAACAGTAAGTTTTGAACCAACACCTACTGAATCTACAGTTGAAGCTACATTTGCTGAAACACTAGTATTAGAAGTAATCGTTTCACCTAATGTGAAATAGTTATTTCCACTATTTGATGTACCGGTACTTGTATATTTAATAAAAAGTGTTTTAAGATTTGGTGTCTCAGCTTCTGATCCTGTATCTGTACCAATAACAATAGCTGTGGTATTAGATGTAGAACCAGTAATGGTTGTATTTAAAAACGAATTCGCTACAACATTATTTCCTGAAGCATTATTATCTCTAATTTTGATATATGTTGCTTTTGTATCGTAATTAAGTTCTATACCTGTTACAATACTACCTTCTCTAAAAACATGTTCGCCAAATCTATCAATTTGATTTTGTAGAATGGATTGCATTTGTGTAAGCTCGCGAGCTTGCACTGCATAACCAGGTCTAAATAACATTCTATGAAAGTTTTTAGACTCATCAAAATCATCGTAGTACGGTGCTACGTTGAAATTTGTAACTAAAGAGTCTGTGTTAGCTACTGCCATTTTCTATCCTATTAATTTAAAAACGAACAACTATTTTGATGTCTTCTATGCCATCTACAGTTCGAGAGGTGACTGCTCTATTTTCTCTATATAAAACTTCACCAGAATAAGCTCTTAACTGCGGAGTAGTAATAGATGTTACTGTTCCTAAAGCGCTTGACGTATTGCCTGATAAAGATTCTGTTGTAAATGTGCCTTCTACATTTGTTAATTCCACTATACCGTTAGTACTATCAGCGTTTGTGTTTGCAAAAGTAACTACTCTTCCAATCGCTCCACTAGTTAGACCGTTTACCATTTCATCTTGGTTATAAGGTCCACTGTTAATACCAACAACAGTTAGTTTTGTAGTCTGATGATATGAATCGCCTGTTGCAACACTACCATTTGCTAGTAACGGATCTTTTATTAAACCAATAATTCTAAAATCATTATTAGTTGGAAACGTATTTCCCTCCGTGCCTGATATTCTTACATTTATACCAACATTAAAACCGCCAAGCTCTGAGATAGGATCTGCACCATGACCACCTGGTGGTGATAATCTTGGTACTGCAGTAGCTCCTGTTCCTCCCGGTCCTGATATTTCTACATTTGCATATGCATACTGACTACCAACGTTAATCATATTTATATAAGTTATTTGACCGCTAGCTACATTAGCATAAGCTTTAGCACCAGAACCATCACCACTTATAATAATTTTTGGTCCGATATGATAGCTACTAGATGTATTAGGTGTAATAACAAGTCCTGCACTTAGTGTAGCTGTTCTCGTTGTACCGTTATATGAAATAACATTCGCTATTTGACCGGAACCTAAACCAGCTGATACAAACAAAGAAGAGCCATTATAAAAACTATCTACTTGACTAGCATTATTAGCTAAACTAACAACTGATGTATTTGATACAGATGTAAACGTATTAGATGTTATTCTATAATTAGATCCGTTCGCAGTTACTTCAATAATATCAATAGAATTATTAGAAGCGGCTTGCTGAACATCCCATTGTACGGATCCATCATCTGACGTTAAAGTTTTAACCGGAACGTATGCTGATGTTACAAATTTTAATGCATCTGCAGCGCTAATAGTATACATAAATTTCCATTTATATCCATCAGCAGTAGAAATTATAGAAGTGCTTGTACCTGTAGGTTCAACTGTCGATGCTGCCCCTCTGTTATTAAATAGACACTTATATACTCTATATGTAAGTGCTTGTCGAGTAACCACATAAAACTGTTTACTAAATAAACCTGAATCACGATCATCATATTCAGTGTAAACTCGTCCTGAAACCCAATCATATCTGTCAAGTTCATGAGAGACATCAACTTCAGTGATTTTTTTAGCTGCAATCATTTCTCTCCACGGTGAAAATAAATTTTCTCGTATTGAGTCAGTTGGTGTAGGTGCAACATCTTCACCCGGTCTATCAATTACAGAAATAGTACCATACATTGCAGCATGTAGAGAACATTGATAGTAAAATGTGCCTGTGTTGACTGGTGTCCAAGACACTGTACTACCACTTATGGCACCCTGCCCTGTAGCAGTTGGATCTGAAACTAAGTTGTTAGTATCTGCAACACCACCGACAGTTTTAATATACAAAGGGTGTGAACCTAAATTGTTTGTAATTTGAATAGTATCACCAGCATAGATAGTAATTGTAGGATCGTTACCTACAACATCTGTGCTTGTTCTATCATCTACACCAGAACTAAAAATATAATTGATAGTACCATCAGCAGAATCTATAGTGAAAGAAAAAGAAGCGGGCGGATATATTTGACTTGGCCAAGTGTTAACCCGACCAATAAAAATATAATGAGTATTGCCACCATAACCCTTAACTGAGTCACGTAATACACATGCATTAAGCAATCTAAATCGACTTGAAACTAAACTTGGCATATTTTTCTCTGCTTATATATTTACATTATTTATATTGGTTTTAACTACTAGTGTAAACATATGTTGCACCAGTTACAATCGCAAGATCACCGTTAGCGAATGTTACATTCGCTGTAGTTACAAATGTATTTGCATCACTAATAGAATCAACAGTTGAAGTGAGTTCTACACCTGTATCGTTTACGTCTAGTATTTTAACAATGGTACCAGCACTAAAGTTAGTATCAAACGATGTACCAATACCATCAAATACTCTATTGCTTGGGAATGTATCGATAGTAACATTTTCATAATCACTAATAAATTTATTCTGTAAATCAGTAACATCATTAACTAACTGGTTAGACATAGTACCAGCACCAATTAAGTAAAGTTCATTAGTATCTGAAACAACTGCTGTAGATTCAATACTTTGAAGTTGATTCTCTAATGCAAAAATAGCATCTGTAGGTACTACAGTTGTAGAATCAATTGATGGAACTGGGAAGCTATAACCTGTAGAATCTAAAGTTCCTATACTTATTGTAGATGTAATAGAAGCAGGATCAATTAATGGTGCAACACTAAAGTCGCCAATGCTTAAAGTAGAATCTATACCAATTAATGCTCCACCACCCAAGTTAAACTCATAATCTAAATCTGTGCTAATTGATGTTGTTACAGCTAAAGACGGCGGATCAATATTAAAGATAAGCTCATGCACACCTAGAGAAGATGTACTTGTAATAGATGCAGGATCAATTAGTTGTACAATAGAAGGTACACCAAATGTTAGTGTTGATGTAATACTCTGTAAATTTTCAATTGTAAGATTGACATAAGGATCAGCTGAAAACGATACATTTATATTAGCCGATATATCGGCTTCACCAAATAATTTTTGACCTGCAGGGTGAATAGTATCTGTCACTAATTGTTTATAAACACCTAGCGCTTTTGTAGATTTTAATACATAAGAAAATTCTTGATAAAAGTAGTTATCTTGAAGTTTATTATTCCAAGATAAAAATCCTCTTGTATCTTGATAACCACCCGGATAAGCAATAACACCAGTAACTAATGGTGCACCGAAAGCTGGTCTTGTATTAGCTCTAGAAATATTTGTAAGAGTTACTCTGTTTGCTCTATTATATCCTGAACCTGGATTATTAATAGAAATCTCTGCTAAACTACCTGCTACTCTTTGCGGATCAAATACAGCGTTAAAACCTTTTATACCACCAGAACCATCTGGTAAGTTTTGATCAGCAACAGGAGCATAGCGAACTGAAACATCAGGAAGTGAAGTATAGTTAGATCCTCTAGAAGAAAAACCTAGAGATGAAATAGCACCGACAGTAATATTTGATGTACCTAGTGCAGCAGATAATACAGAAGATGCATTAGAGCTTGCAAGATTAGCAGAAAGAGAACCAGTGTTAGAAGTTATAAATGTATTAGCGTTAATTAATGTGTTTTGAAGATCAGATATAGTATCATCATAAACTAAAACTTGCTCGGTATTAGAAATGCCAGTAATTGTAAAAATAGCACCTGATCCACCACCGCCAGAAATATCTAAATCTAATCCAGTAATATAGCCACTGCCGCCATCGGTTATACCTACGTTTAAACTGTTATCTGTAGTTCTAATAACTGTACCGTTTGCGGATGTACCTATAGAACTAGTAATATTAACACCATCACCAAGTTGATGACCATCACCGCCAAAAGATATAACAACACCTTTTAATGGACCGACTGATGCAATAATAACACCATTAATTGTATTATCATTGTTTTTTACTGTTTCTGAATCTTCAAAAGTTCCATTTATATCGCTTAAAAATAATTCATATACTGGTACACCTTGTTCTGTTGTTGATGTAACTCTATCAACAGTAGCAAATGCTCCAGTAAGAACACCTGTTATTTTTTCACCAGCTAAAGTACTCGGATCACCCGTAAACGGTGAAGATATACGAATGGAATTTTCTTGAACCCAAACACCATCAGATGCTCTTAAAATATCATTACCCGGGTAGTAAAATTCTATTTCTTCATCATAAAGTATCCTAAAAAGTAATCTAAAGGCTTGCTCTGAACCTTTTGAACGGTACAAGTCTTTGATTTTTTGATAAACAAGACTCTTATTAGCTCTAATAGAATCAGGAAAAGAAGATAGCACTTCTCTTTTAAAATAATCTAAAAACTCATCCGCAGTTCTATCAACATCCTGGTATGTTAAAAGATTTTTTGATCTATCAGTAACTTGGTTGGTTGTTTCTAACCACTCATAATACGCTTTAATAAAAGCTTGAAATCTAGGGCCCTCATCTTCAATAAAAGATGGTAGTAGATTGTCTATTAATACTGAAGTTTTTTTATCAGTAGCCATTAGTACACCGTAGATATTATTGCGTCTTCTGTAATACTTGTTGTTTCACCTTGCGTACTAATATTGCTGGTTGTAGCAACTATTTTTTTCAAGTTATTATCGTAAATATTTACTTTAGCATCTTTAATTAAAATAATTTGATTACGTATTAAATCAACATCATTTGCATCTGGATCAACAGTAATTTCTATACCGCTTCCTGTATAAGCAGTAATTAATAAATTATTTAACTGTATCAATCCAGTATTATAATTAATAGTGCCTGCAATTCTATTAGTATATACTCTTACACCAGAGGTGTCTACATAATAAGTTCTTAAATTTCCAAAACCGTCATCATCTAGTCTAGTACCGCTAATACCCTTATATGTAAATGTAGAAGAAGTAGCTGTCAGGCCTCTTCCAGGGTGTGCAGCAGGATTGATTCTTAAAATTACACCACCTGTTATATTTAACAAAGACCTATTAAAGTTTAATGTATAAGTTTTTACAGTAGTAGTATCAGGAACAAATCTTTTTGTTATTCTTAACTCAGAGTTAATACTAGTAAATGCTGAATTTACTTTATCAAGTTCTTTTATAAATTCCGAGTTAATAAAACCTTTATTGAATAAACCTAACTGAGTATTTTCGAATGAAATAATTTTATTCGCGACAGCTGTTAGTAAAGTACCAGCTGTTGCAGTTGTTAAGTTAGGATTATATTTTACTGTAACTTCTGGCTTAACATATAGATAGGTTGGATTTACTATTACTGGTTCTATAGTCACAATATTTTTTGATTGAAGGAAATCTGTAATATCATTTTTTTGAGCTATAGATAGAGTTTCTGATTGAGTAGGCTTAATAGAGAGATATACTTTACCGTAAATAGGTGGGTTGTTATCTTCTCCACCCCATGCAGATACTGATTGTATATAACTAAATTGAGATTTTACAATATTTTCATAATCTTTGGTAGTTACAGCTCTATTTTGATTTTCATAATTTTTAGGAGCATTAAACTTAATAGATTGAATATTTTCTCTATCTCCGCCACCTTGAGCTCGAGCTACATGATTAACAGTAATATTACTATAACCATCAATATTATCTACTGCAGTAAAGGTGTTTGCACCAGCAGTTGCAGAACCATTACATACTCTATAGTCTATGTTAACTACATTGCCATCATTTAAAGCCTTGCCAAGAATATTATCACCAAACTTAAGCTCATATCTTCCATCTTCATTTTCTTGTAAAAAGTAAGCTGTTGTATTACCAGTTACTGAAGTTAGATTAGTAGCATTAGTATATGTTGTAATATTGCTGTTTGCTGCGGTTTCTTGAATACTTACGGTTAAACTTCTCGTATCTACACTCTCTGCAGGAATAACATATCTTTCAGGGTTGTTTGTACTTACTGTATACTTAAAAGTAAAAGGTCTTCCTTCTACAATATCTAAATTTGTAGAAAATATTCCGCTAGGATTAGCATTTATAGTCACAGCGTTTGGATTTACAAAAATATATTGTTTACCGTCTATAGTAGTTCTAAATTTAGTATTTTTATCTACTGTTATATTTGTAGGAGAGTCATTCGGTGTAACAACTAATTGAACTGTTGCTGTTGGTCCTTGTGCGGAGCGTGGAGTGTACCCTAGCATTTTTGCACGTGAAACTACATTGCTGCGAATTTGAGCTGAATCTAAAAACATTTCATTTCCTACCATATTAAGATAGTAGGAATTCATATAAGTATTGTATGCTAACAAATTAAGAAGAATTTGCATTGTAGAGGAATCATAATCGTAATCCCCTAGTTCTGTTTGATTAGATAGAAAGTTTCTTAAATTTGACTTAATAGTATCAAAATTGATATCTGTAAGCTCGAGCGCGTTATTCGCTGGCATTATCTTGTTCTCTCTATTTGTATTTTTAACTCTTGTGGTTCGGCTTCATTAACTATGAAATAAACTAAATTAACCGAAACCGTATTGTTGTCTAGCCCACCAATAACAGTAACGTCTTGAACTTCAACTCTTGGCTCATGATTCTCTATTGCAAGACGAATATCTTCTTCAAGGTTAATAGCTTCTACAGCATCAAAATTTTCAAATAAACGATTTTGTATATCTGATCCAAATGTCGGCTCATATGGACGTTCATAACGATTAGTAAGAATCAAATTCTTAAGCGCGCCATTAATAGCAGCTGCATTTTTTTTAACCACAGGTTTACCTGTCACAGGGTGTGGTGTAAACGATACACTCAAATCACTAAACTGTACTTCTTTTCTTAATGGATTAGTAGCTGCAGAACCGACCATATTAACCTCTATCTTTTCATTTATTTATCATTGTTTTTTACGTCCTGAATCTCTTGACGTCGTGTTTTTGCTAGTTTAGTTATTTCTGATAGAGCTTTTCTTGCTCTAGTACCAGCTGCTTTATTTCCAATTTCAAATTTTTCGTTTTCTGTTACATAAGTCTCAAATAAAGAGACGATCATATCATGAGTCATAATACTATCCTGCGTTTACATTACCTGATCCTGACGTCATTGCACCTGCGTCAGCTGAATCTCCCACTCGTCCTACTGCTATTCCATTTATTCTTACAGTACCAGAACCTGCATTTAAAAAAGCTACGTGAGGAGCACAAGGCGGGGCTGGTGGAAATGGATGTGCTACTGTTGGTGCTCCTACAACAATAGCAGGGATGCCGTTTACTTTTACAGAGCTATCTGTATTAGGGCTTGCGATAGTTGTAGAGCCTGAACATCCATGACCGGTTGACAAAGTATCTCCTACTGTACATACTGCTGGCATTTTACTCTCCTTAGTTTAGATCAATAGTAGAACCAGTAATTTTAACAGCTCCGCCTGCAGCAGTAGTTTGTGAACCACCAAATGTTTCACTTACTGTACCACCTACATCCTCAGTAACATTACCACCTACTGTTTCTTCTACATCACCGCCAATTTTAGTTGTAACATTACCGCCAACATTAACTAACCAGTTACCAGCGATATTCCAATTAACATCTCCAGCGACAGTCATATTAACTGTACCACCTACATTAATATATTCATCACCACCAACGATCTGATAATTATCTGTAATCACTTTCCACTTACCATTACCACCAGCGTCAATTTCGATATAACTACCATTATTAGTCTGAATAGTATATCTACCTGAGCCTGTAATCTGTGTATATGTACCAGACTCGTGTGCTTGAATTAGAGTAGATGGATATGAAGAGTCTGCAGGCTCAGCCGGCTCTGACCACTTAGTGTCATTTTCAGGATCGGTTACTACATCTTCTGTAACAGTGCTGCCTCTTAGTGTTTGGTTAGGAGCAGGATAATCTGCTTCTTGTCGTGCTACAGAAGGTAATTCTGATTCACCTGGTGAGCCAAATCTGTATCCAGGAATATGACCTAGTATCATTGGACGCTGAGCTTTTGTGCCATCTAAAAAGAAACCAAATACCCAAACACCTTTAGTTAAACCAGATGAAGACGTTGCAGGACCAGTAACTGGCTGTACTGTATTTGCCCACGGTAAAGCTGTTGTAGGTTGCAGCTCTTTATCCGATGAATGCCAGCCGAAACATCTTACTTTAACACGACCTAACCGAAGAGGATCATTTCTGTCTTCAACCTCTCCTATAAACCATGTAAAGTTATAACCTAAAAAATCTTTAGAAAAATCCATAATTCACCTATGCAAATGTCTCGTCCGGATATGTATCAGCGTCAAGATAACCTTGCTCAATAGCATATTGTTTCTCTTGCGGTGTTAATTTAGCATACGCTACACCACCACCGAGTTCTTCGTTAAACTGTTTTAGTGCTTCAACAGCAGCTGCAGCTTCTTCTGGTGTTTGTTCTTGATTCTCACCTCTTGCTTCACCTGATGTAGAAGGTAGTCCTTCACGCTGCTGTGGTGTAGGTGGAGTAGGCTCTTCAACTGGATCTGCAGCTGGACCTCCTAGAGATTCACTTAACGATTCCTTAGCACACTGCAATGTTAAAAATACACCGCCGTCAACACCATCATATGTAATTGTAGAACCAGTAACTAAGAATGTTGGGTTTCTTTGACCGAAAATACTAATATATCTCTCAGTAACACTTTGATTACCTGCGTTGCTTGGAATATGAATATTAACAGTATCGCCTGCTTTAACACCGTCAACATAATTACTTGTTATATCTATTTTATATTGTCTTAAGACAGCCATTAATGATGTTGAGTGTCCTAAAAAGTTATGCTTGTTTTTAGAAAAGAAAATGTGTGGATCATTAGTTTCACTTATTCTATTATCAATAGTTTGATTTTCAATATCTGTATTAAAATCAGTAGGTATAAATCTAACATGAGAGCTACCTTCTAGCTGGTCACCTAAAACAGTTCCACCCCAGCTTTTTGCTCTTGCAACCGGTTTACCCCCATTTCTAATATGAGTAAGTTCTCCAAACTGTTTAGCGTAATTAAATACAGTCTCTTTAAATGTTTTAGTATTAATATCAATAGCCATTACTGTATTATCATAAAGACCATTTCTTAAACCATTTATAGCATCAATAGCATCATGCCAAGTAATACCTAAAATATAATTACGAGATCTTGGCCCTCTTTCAGTGCCTGGGTCTGCATAATAAAACTCAGCCACAGGCCTGGTTTCAAGCATTTTATTTACAGATTTAAATTTAAAGCCTTCTCTGTCTTGATAGAACATCATTAGAGAAGAATCAGGATATTCAGCTGATTGACTATCTGCAGCAACCATTTGAATAAACTCTATAGGGTTATGACCTGCTGCAGTGTATGTTAAAGGTCTATCTGTAGTTTCTACTTCTAAAGATTTACTTTGGCCACTAACAGTTAAATGCTCACTATGAATTGCCGATACAATATCTGATCCTAATTCGCCAGCAAAATGATTAAATATTGCTTTATTAAGACTTATTTCAAACTCAGGTTGTATACAATGAATATTATAACTAAAAGCTCTTTCAGCTGCTGGAGTTACATTTTCAATTTTATAAGCTCTAAAACTATAAGTCGCTTCGCCTATGCCAATAACAATCCATTCTTGTCCTGAAAATGGAAGATCATTTAGAATAGAACCATTAGCATCATAAACCGAAACAACAGCAGTCATTGTCGGTTTAAAGATACTTTCGTAAATATGAAACTCGTGTATAATAGGTGTAATATCGGTACGAATTATTCTACCATTGCCCGGGTCACTTAAAATAGCAACCTTGTGTTGTACACCACCTGATTGAGGATTACCTGACATTATTTAAATACATCTTTTACTTGGTTGACAAGATCGAATACATACTCTTCACTTAAAAGTTTTATATCTCTTTTAGCTTCATTTAGTCTTTCTTCATACTCATAGGAAGTTACTATTCTTTTGTCGCTTGAAGAAAGTGTATTATATGTAGTTAAATCTATCTCATAATACTCTTCTGGTACAATAGTACCATCAAACAAAACCTGTTGCTGCTGTGTAATTTGCTCATAATGATGCGTTTGTTCTCTTGCAGCTAATACACTATCATATTTTTTTGTGATATAACTATCAAAAGATTTTAAATCTAAAGGCCAATCAAATTGCGGATCTACTATATTATTAACTAATAAAATAATCCAGTCTAAACTTTCATCGTTATAATATTTCGCTGCGATAACATCAGGTCTTTCACCATCTTTAATACTGTAATTATAATATACAGCTGATTGATTTTTAAATACATCTAAAACTTTATATCTAAGAAATAAATTAGTAACTTCAGTCTTGTTACCATTTTTCTTGATATCGTAATCTATAGTAGGGAATGGTTCGAAATAAAACATATTATCTTCCGTTTGATACTTCTCGTTTTGTTACAATAGAAGTTTCTTTAAATGTCATATTTAAAACTACTGAATAAGGTGCGCCCGAGTCTTCAAAGAATGCAGGAGTACCTTCCCCTGTATAATCCACGGTAAAGTCTTCTAGTACTGATCTACCTATTTTAAATAGATAATCACCTGCATTTAAGCTAATATCAAATTCATTAGGGTAATCAAAAATATGATCACCAGCTCTATAACTAGGAGCCATACCATATTTAAATGATTTAATCATAGCACGAAGAGTGTCACTCTCGGTTTTATTCTTTGCAATAAGTTTGTATTGAAACTGGTGGCGTCTAAATCCTACACCTTGAAAGATAGAAGCAAGATGAGGGTTACGAGCAATACCTGCACCAGCAAGTACACCTTGACCGACTTGAGCAGCTCCAGCAACACCTGCACCAGGAAGAGCTCCTAAGCCTGCAGCAGCTAATAATCCAGCTAAACCACCTTCTTGAACTGCGCCAATAAGCATATTAGCTGCACCACCTTTAAGATCAGCCATACCTATATTAGCATTTTGAATAGCATTTGCTATTCCTTTATAATATGAACCGCCTTCAGGTCCAGTATAGCTCTCACCCATTCTTTTGCCAATCGCTCCTAATGCACCAATAGGTGTATCATTATACTGAGCATTATAACCTGTAACTAGATTAGAAGGCATTGGTAAAGCATAGCCACGAGCAGGTATAGAGAAATTATTTAATGAGCGTGAAACAATTTTACCAGCAATTCTAGCACCAGCAGATCCCGTACCGAATATATTACCTCCGATGCTTCTACCTAAACTTCTAGCAATAGGTTTGTTAACCATCCTAAATACTACAAAGTAAGGTGAATCAGCAATATCATCTGGAAACTTATGTACTCTATAAGTAGGTGACGGTTCTAAGCTTATTAAAGGACCAGAAAATAATCCTTCTGCTGCGTCAGCTAAGTTTCCTAAGTTAAATGAAGGCATTTGTTATTCCTATGAGTAAGACTTATAAAGGTAAATATAAACCTAAGTTTCCTAGTAAATATTTAGGCGATCCAACTAACATTGTTTATCGTAGTTCTTGGGAAAGACAATGTATGGTTTATTTTGATAATAATCCCAATATTGTTGAATGGGGATCAGAAGAAATAGTTATTCCTTATCGTTCACCTTTAGATAGACGTATACATAGATATTTCGTTGACTTTGTTATAAAAGCAAAAACTGCTGATGGTAAAATACAAACTACTTTAATAGAAGTTAAACCATACAAACAAACACAAGAACCAAAAATTCCAAAAAGAAAAACTAAACGATTTCTTAATGAAGTTACCACTTATTTAGTTAATGAGGCTAAGTGGAAGGCAGCTCAAGAGTTTTGTAAAGACCGTAAATGGAAATTTCAGATCATTACTGAGAATGAACTTGGTCGAAAGTAAGATAAATAAGTATATCTAACTATTAAGGTTCAACTATGGTCGCTTACGTTTTCGACAATATATTAACAAAAGGTGTTCGTGCAGGTCAAATACCAGCTCGTACTCAAGCAGCTCGTAGATGGTATCGTAATGAGGCTGAGAAGGTAGATGTAACCCCTTCGAAACTTATGCGTGAAAATGGATCCAAAGTAGTACGTGGTTATGAAATAGGTTCAATGATGCTATTTCAATATGACCCTAAGTTTAAACGTAAACTTCCTTACTATGATACCTTTCCTCTTGTTTTCCCAATTGAACCAAGAGACAATGGCTTCTTAGGGCTCAACATGCATTATCTACCGTTACGTCAAAGAGCTATGTTAATGGACGCTCTTTATACACTACGTACAGATAGTAGATATGATGAAAACACAGCGTTGAAATTAAGCTATCAGATTTTAAAAAGATCAGCTAGGTATAAACTATTTAAACCGTGTGTAAAACATTATCTTAGTTCTAATATTAAATCAAGAAGAATAAAAATAGATCCAGTAGAATGGGATATGGCTTTGTTTATGCCACTACAAAGATTCCAAAAAGCAAGTAGCTCTCAAGTCTACAGCAAAAGTATGGAGATGGTTAGCTAATGGCTTTCAACGTAAATACATTTAAAAGTAATCTTACTGGCGATACTTCAAACGGTGTCGCTAAACAAAGTCATTATGAAATGTTTCTCTTTACACCACCAGGCATTCTTTTATCGGATAATAGTAGAAAAGCTAGTGGTGATATATTAAGATTTAAAATCGAACAGACTGAATTACCTGGTCGATCAATAGTAACATCAGATTATAAAGAACACGGATTTGGTTTAACATCTAAGATTGGTTACGGCGTTGTTTACCCTGACGTTACTGTTACTATGATATGCGATAAACAATTAAATGAAAAAAGACTCTTTACAGCCTGGCAAAGTATGATAGTAGGTAATCATTCTAGACAGCAAGATGTCAAGTATTACAGTAGTATCGGTTATTATCAAAATTATGTTTCCGGTGCTGTCATTGTTCAATACGACCCTGAAGGTAATCCTACATATACTATGGGCTTGCAAGAAGCATATCCTATTATCGTAAACTCTATGCCACTTAACTGGGGCAGCGAAGAACTACATAAGTTAACAGTACAATTTACATATAAACATTTCCAGGAGTTAGACGAGCCTGCTCTTGGACCTAGAGCTAAAACATCAAGAGGTCGAGGTGGTCTATCAATAAGTGGATTACCATCACTAAATGATATTATAGGAAATGTAGCTCAAGCAGCAGGTTTTCCAGGCCTTCCACGGTTCGGTGATATCACTGGTAACCCTATCTTTAATACTAACTCTTTTACTATTAAATAAACAAATGTGAGGACATTATGACTTTACCACAAATTGCAGTGCCTAAATTTAAATTAAAACTTCCTTCAAATGGAAAGGATATTTATTATAGACCTTTTCTAGTCAAAGAAGAAAAGACTCTTCTAATGGCTGTTGAAGGTGGAGAAGATACTGATATTACCGAATCAGTAATTAACATTATCGAAGCTTGTGTTGATTATGACGGTAATGTCAGAGAACTACCATTCTTTGATATTGAATATATCTTTGTAAATCTAAGATCAAGATCTATTAATAATATTCTTAACTTAAAATTAAGACATGCATCTGGTAATAGCTGTCAACATATTACTGATTATGAACTTAATTTGGAAGATGTTAAAGTTGATATACCAAAAGACCATACTAAAAATATTCAATTAACAGATGATGTTGGTTTGGTGTTAAAATACCCATCACTTGAATCAGTAAATGTTGTTAGTGAGAGTATGAAATCGTCTAAAATCGATAATATTTTTAATACATTAGCTTCTCAAGTTGAAAGCGTGTATGATGCTGAAAATGTCTATGAAGATTTTACTCATGAAGAGATGGTTGATTATATCGGTAACTTAAATAAAGAACAATTCTTTAAGGTTGTAAACTTTTTCGAGAAACTTCCAACTGTGTCTTATGATATTAAATACACTTGTAGTGAGTGTGGAGAAAATGAACATATACCGATGAAAGGACTTCAAAGTTTTTTTATGTAGCGCTAAGTCATAACAGCTTAGCAAATATGTACTATACAAATTTTGCATTAATGCAACATCATAAATATTCATTAACTGAACTTGAAGAAATGATGCCTTTTGAACGTGATATCTATTTACAAATGCTTCAAAATCATATCAAAAAACTAGAAGAACAGAGATCAAATGGCTAACGTATTACCAGCAATATCAACACAGGGCGAACCAATCGCTGACGTTTTTGTAGAACAAAGAGATATCCTTGTCCGTGTTGAAGGGGTGGTTGAGCGTTCTTTTTCTAAGTTAGATATTATTGAAGATGTAATGAAGTCTACTCTTGATGTGCAAGAAGCGCAATCTAATGCGTTGAGACTTCAAGCAGAAAATGCAGAGTTTGCAGCAGATGAAGCAGCTAGAGAGGCAGCAAGACGAGCACAAATAGATCGCCAAGATAGTGCTCAAGCTACAGCTAAGCCAGCAGGTGACGCCAACGGTGGTTTAGGCAGCTTTGCTTCTGGTCTCGCTGGTGGATTAGCTGCTGGTGGTGTTGCTAGTACATTACGCTTATTAGCTGGTCGGTTAATAACCGGTGGTGGCTTAGCGGCTGTAGGGATATACTTTGGTGAAGAGATTGGTAAGTTTCTTTCCACAGAAGCAGATTCATTCTTAAATGATGTAGGTATTTCAGATCAAATAAAAGATAATATTACTACCGCTTTAAGAGATAATACTGATGAAGCTCTTATTTTTGGTGGTATTTCAAAACTAATTTTTGGTAGAACACTACCTGGTATTATAGCAGGTTTTGTACTTGGTAGTCTTGATATAGAGAAATTATTCTCGGATGATCCTGAAGTACGTAAAGAGTTTTATGATAATTTAGGCAATGAACTATCTTCTGGTTGGGATGAGTTGGTTAAGGATAGACCAGTATCTACTATATTAACAGGTGCTGGGGTAGGGGCTTTAGCGTTATTTACTAAAGGTCCTTTAGTTAAAAGAATTGCTGTATCTCTGATTGGCGCATATGGTCTAAGTAATCTTCTTCCAGGTGATGAAGATATTGACAACCTTAATACAAAAATAACAAATCAAGTTGTTGATGAATTAACCTTAATGGGGTTCGGTGAAGAAGGCGCTCAGACAGCTGTTGATATTGGTGGTGCTGCTATATCTGGTTTATCCGCAGGTTGGTTAGCCGGTTTAATTAACAAACGATTAAAAATACCTGCTATGATAGCAGGCTTTATATGGGATTTTTATGATTTAAATAGAATCTTTACACCAGAAGGCAGAGAAAGCTTATTAGATTCTGCCGAACAAACAGTAAGACGTATCCTTCAAGGCGAGGGAATGACTGATGATTATATCGATGCTGCTGTAGCTGGTTTAGGAATTGGCGGGACTTTATTTGCGGCAGATAGAGCTAGAAGAAGATTTGGGAATCGACCTTCTGCAACAGGTGGAGCAGCTGCCCCTGAAGCTGTTGTTGAAGATAGAGCTCAACTTAGAAATAGAGTCACTGGCTACAGTGAATCTCAATTAGAACGCGCTGGTGTTAGACAAACATCACCAGGCTCCTTCCAAAGAATAGTAGATGGAAGACCGACTGGTTCATTTATGTCTTATGCAGATGTTGATGATCAAGTTAGACAGTCTAGAATTAGAAGTAAATTTCCTAGAATGTCAGGTAGAATGTTTGGTGCACTACTAGGTGCTGGTCTTTCGGCTGCTGAGATATATTTAATTCTAGAAGATCCTAATACTACACCTCAAGAAAAAGCACAGCAAATGGGTGGAGTCGCAGTTGGTTTCTTAGGAGGCGCTGCTGTTGGGGCGTTAATAGGATTTGTCGCAAGCTGGTATACAGGTCCAGGTGCTATTGTTATTACCGGGCTAGCGTCACTAGCTGGTTATGCTTTCGGGGATTGGATGGCGACTGCTTTCTTCGAATGGATGCTAGAAGCGCGATCTGATTCAGAATTAGAAAACATGAATGGTCAAGCTACTGCTGGTATTGCCGGTATAAGCTCACAAGCTGATGTTGATGCTTATCTAAGAGAATTCGGTATTACTCCTACTACACCTTCTACACCAGTACAGGGTGGTAGGGGTCGAACAGTAGAAGCGCCAGGTGCAAGAGCGCTCGCAGGACAAATCGCTGGTGTACAAACTCAACTAGAGGCTGCTCAATCAGAGAGAGCAGAAGCAAGTAATAGAGCTGCAAGAAGAGATGCTAATCAAAATGTTATAAGATTAGAGAGAGCTTTAGAAGATCTCGAAGAGCAATTAGAAGAGTTAAATCAATCATTTAAAAATAGTACAGCTACTCTATCAGATGCAAGTTTTAATAATGCCACGGGTGGTGCAAGGGTATACAACGCTGCTCTTGGTACAGGAATGAATACTGGTGCAAGAACAATGCAAGCAGCACTTACACCAAGCTTTGGTCAACCTAGATTGATGCGCGCATCGCTAAGCACCCAAGGATCTTCTACACCTTCTGAACAATCGTTTCCTATTCCATTAACAGGTGGTGCATCGTCTAGAGGCGCTGAATCTTCTCTCGTATTTCAACCTGCATTCGGCAATGCATTAATGAGTATGTATAATGACGCTCCAGATTATGTTCAGGACGGATTAAGGATTCTATCTGGTTATAGATCGCCAGAGATTCAAGAACAGTTATATGAGGACAAACTTCGCGAAGTAAGAGCAGCGCACCCTGATTGGAATGATACTCAGATAGAAAGAGAAGCTCGTAGGTGGGTTGCACCTCCAGGGCATTCAAGACATAATACTGGACAAGCGGTAGATTTATCATATGCTAATAATAGAGTGAAGCAATGGGTGCATGATAATGCTGGAAGATATGGTCTGCACTTCCCACTTGCTAATGAAGACTGGCATATAGAGATGGCAGGTTTAGGGGGTAGTAGAGTGGCTATGATTGATACTCCTCCAGTATCCTTTGCTAATGGCGTACCTTCACAAACACCTGACAGACAAATTGCAGAAGCACCTACAGCTAGAACACCGTTACCAAATATGCCCGGTGGAGATATAGAAGCTGGTCGATCTATGCTAGGTACTTTTAGTCAATCTATTCAATCACTAGGCGGTTTTGGTTTCGATGCGTTGTTTGGTGAAGGAGCTTTCAGTCAAATTATTGGGTCTACAAACCCAGAACAAATGATTGCTAACAAGTTAGATAGAGTATTTAAAAATGTAGGTGTGTCGCCTGAGGCTATTGAATTAAATAGAGGTTCTGAAACCGCTACTCAAGCAGCACCTATAGTTGTTAATGCTCCACAGATTAATAATGATAACTCTGTACAAGCTAGTGGCGGGGGTGGTAGAGAAAGAGCATCACAACAAGTTGCTATAGCACCAGTTGGTGAACAATCTGCAACATCTACTATGCGTGACTGGTCAGACGCGGTCTACTCATAGTAAAAAGGGGGCTCTAGGCCCCCTTCTCTTTAGTCGTCAGCTGCAAGCTTTTCAAAGAATGACATACTATCGTCATCATCGTCATCATCTGTACTAGATGCAAACGATGGTGCAGGAGCACTTCTTTGTTGAGGTTGAGGTGTATCTTCAATTTCAATTTCATCTGCACGAGTGTTACTACCTGCAGTTCCATCAAGACCAAGTACACGGTTCAACTTAGCTTTAAGCTCATCATAAGACTTAAAGTTTTTCGGATCAAGAAACTCTTGTAGAGAGTATTCTGACTTCCAGATTTTCTCAAGCTGCTCATCATCATCGAGCAGAGCCGATGGTGAATCAAACTCAGACTTATCATAATTACGATAGCCTTCTACATTACGAATCTTTAGCTTGAAGTTAGCACCTTCCCATAGATCAAATGGGTTCATTGGCTTCTCATCTTCGAACTCAGGGTTCATAGCTTCGTTAAGCTTATCAAAGATCTTTTTACCGAACTTATAAAGGAACACCTTACCTTCATTAGCAGGGTTAGATGGATCTTTTACAACGTAAATATTAGCATAGTAGTTTAGACGACGCTTCTGTTTACGTACAAGATCTTTATTAGATTCGATACCTGAATTCCAAAGCATAGAGTTATGCTCAGATACAGGGTCTTTCTTATTAAGAGTAGTTAGAGACTCCTCAATATACCAACCACCAGGGCCTTGGAAGCCATGATTGAAGATACGTACCCAAGGAAGATCTTCACCGTTAGGAGCAGGTAGAAAACGAATAACAGCATAACCGTTACCAGCTTTATCTACTTCAGGTTTCCACCAACGATCATCTGAAGGACGTGCACTGCCTTCGTTTGTGTTGAGTTTATTTGTTTCGGAAATAAGTGCTTCGAGTGAAGTCTTACGAGCAGACTTAAGCGCTGCAAAGGAACTAGTCATATATATTCTCCGTATATGCGATGTATATTTTCTTATCCACAATATTCATAATAACATGTATATTTAGCTAGTAAATACACTTTTCATAATCTTCTTATAAGCTTGTAGGTCAACTTGTAAGAAAGGCTTATACTTGTTAGATTTATTTCTAACTGTACAATACATTATATCATCTTTTAGATGAGAGTTCCACTGTTTTGTGAAATTTAATATCCCATCCATGATAGTAAATGTTTCAAGGCTAATATGGCCACCAAGTTGCCAACCAAGTAAGCGAGGATGATTGGAGTCCAGAACTCTAAAAAACTCGTCGAAGTTAATGTCTTTATAATCGATTTCATTCTGTATTTTTTCACACTCCGTCTTAAAGTTATATTTTAAACTTTCAATACGCTTACGCCATTCTAAATATTTTTTCTCGCTTTCAGATCCCACAAGAGAACCAGACCAGCTACTATCATTGTCGAGAAAATTTGCGACAAAGAAATAGACGAGTTCATTATTGCGATAATTTCGCTCCAATTTAGCGAAGAAAAACTTGTCACGTCTTTTAAGGAAACTGTCATTTGATACTTTCAACTTTCCATTATATTTAAAATAATCATAATCAGTATTGAAGTGATTTCTGATCGCTAGATAAGTTTTATAAGCTTTCAGTCCTTCATATACATTATTCATACAGGCAACTTAGCAGATTTCTCTTTTAAACAATTCATTTCAGAAGCTTCTGCTTCTATCTTCTTTTTAATAATAGTGTTAATTAACTTAGCACCGGTTTCAATTTCTATTTCGTTCTGCTCGCAGTACCATAGGACAGCATCAAAATAGCCAATTCTTTTATCTTTAACAACCTCTTCTATCTTCATAGAGAAAGTTTGTGTGTTCATTATTTCAACCATTTCTACGCTCTATATCCTCCTCAACACATTCTTTACCATACTGTACTTCTAGAATGTGTGCTTTTGTCGTTCCAATATTTGTTGTCTTATGCCATACACCTTGTGGTATAACATATGTTGTATGTGGGATCATTACTTCAAGATGCTCTTCACCATCAGGCCATTCTAGTTCAATTTGAATTTCACCTTCGAGGACATACCAGTGTTCTGATCTATGTTTATGTTTTTGATCACTTAGACTGCATCTAGGCTCAATAACAAGTTCTTTAACTTTAATACCAGCCCGAGGTTGCTTGTCATCTAATACTCTCCAGTAACCCCAATCACGTTCTGTCTTTTGAGTTTTCCATTCATCTAAAATCCAACTAGATGAGTTCTTTTTATTATCACCACCAACACCAAAAACAAACTCAACGTCTGATAAAGCCATTTCTGGAGTGTTTCGTTTTGATCTATCACCACCGTTAGCAAATACTACCTTTCCTTTACTGGTAGACATTACTTGCATAATAGCATGATTAGCTGTATCGTCTGAATCATTAAAACCAATAACTTGATCAACCATCTTTAACTCTTTAATTATAGCTGCTCTTTCATGAAAAGGCAAGAAAGGTCTTCCCTTCTTTCTAGTAAGCCATTCATCAGAGTTTACACCAACAACTAGTCTATC